ACTCGGAACCGTTTTTCTCAAGAAGGGTGTCTTTTACGTGTCCTACCAATATTGTTCTAGGAGCCCAGGTCTTGATATAATCAACAACCTTTGTAAAAGCTTCTCTAAGATATGGATAACCAGCACCATTAGGTAAACTAAGAATAGTACCATATTGTGCCTTACCTGATGTAAACCAGTTTTTACCCATAGGTGTTCTAGAATAAAGTTCTTCGGCATAAGGAACACACATCTCCTCTAGTGCTGTAATAGTATCTACAGCAACGTATTGATATGGGTTACCAGCATCTTTAATAGCTTTACCAATATGCTTGATTTCTTCAACTGAACTTGCTTTAATCTTAATAGCGTCAATATAATCGGCACCATTTTCTAAATCTAGAATAAGGCAATTCTCTAAGTTGGCAAACAAAGTTGTTTTACCAGTCTTAGGCTTTGAAAATACAATCAAGTTACTTGGGCTTTGAGATACAGCCTTAACTTTTTCTAACGGCAATTTAATTTCCATGTTATTTTAATAAATCATTCAACCATTTCTTGTTACTTACAGGCTTCTTTAATAGCAATGCGGCCAAATCGCGAATTGTTAATTGGTCAAATGGTGCGTCACTATTAGGATCTAAAATCTCATCAAAGTCCATAGTTAATGGAGCTGCAGGAGATTTACCTTTAGTAGAAATAGTTTTTTTGTCTTCTTTACCAGGGATGTTAACTTTAACTAATTCAGCAGCTGGAATAAGATATCTTACTTGACCATTAGCCATAGGCTCGGTGGTATCATATTCTTCTAACCAGTGTGGATTATAACGCCAAACATACAAGGTGCGATTAATATCTTCAGGATCTTTTGCTTGGCTTACAGCTTCGGTATAAACATCTTGTTCTTTGCGAAGCTCGCCGACAAACATGCTGAAATGCATTTCATCTTTACCTTGTGGGCGATAAATTAACTTAGGGATGTAAAGTGCATCAGGAATACCTAGAGCATCAAAGCTTGGCTGATGATACTGTCTAAGATCTTGGAGCTTATCCTTTACATTGTCTGCTTTTGGTGTTGTACTTATTGACATGTTACTTAGAATTTTAGTTTTCTTTCTTGTTGCGGTGGAGTTTCGGTTTCAACAATCCTCATTTTCTCAAACTCGGCCTTAAAGAAACTCATTCTAGCATCGCCATTACGGCACTTGATAAAATGCATTACAAGAACCTTATCATCCTCAATAATAAATCTATCGGGACCGTATAAGCGTATCTTTTGTTTCCCAGGTCTGTTAATACCTACTAGTGTATCGGCATGTTGCAATAAAGCGTCAGCTCCAAATAGGTCAGACTCTAGTATGTAATTACCATACTTACCGTCTTCACTACGCTCAGGATTATCAATATTCCTATTAAGCTGACTTAAGATAATAAATGCTATTGGATACTTACGTTTAAGTTCCGTTAGCGCCTCACCTAAATTATACAACGTGTCATATTTGTCTTTCTCAAAAGGTGCCTTTTTGAGTAAGAGCGAATGGTCTAGCGTTACAATTGTTTTTGTAAATACCTTTCCCCCATCTTCATCAGATTCAGCATAGTATTCCATGTAGTCCTTAATGATTTCTTTGAATTCATTAACTGTACAAGGATCCTCTACGATATCTATAGGGTATTGTACTCTTTCTTTTGCGTAATCATAACACTTTTGAAGATCATCATCGGTAAGTGTCCCCGAAGCACTGCATAAGTACTTATAAGGTTTACCAAGTACGCTGGAGTATTCACGGATAGCCGAAGTACGTGCTATCATCTCAAACTGAAATTCCAGTACTCTAAAGTTTTCGCCTTTATTCAAAACAAAAGCTTCACGTACTATTTGATCTTTAATAAGAGTTTTCCCACTTGCCGGTCTTCCGCCTATAACCGTCATTGAGTTCCACTCTAAACCACTTGTTGTTGCGTCATTAAACTTATCCCAGGGTGTCTTTAAGCTTTTGATTTGGCCTTGTTGACGTCCCTTCATGTACTTCAAAGAGTCAAGAAATCCTTCCCGCTGGCTATTCCAGCTTGTATTTTTTTTCTTTGTTGTCATTGTTTAAGGATAAAAAACCCCGTACCTATTCGGCACGAGGTATCTGTAATTTTTCTACTACGAATTTATAAAAATAACTTAGAAAAAGCAAGAGTAATTCTATAAGAAAATACTGCCACAGGGCTATTTCTATAATTAACGTGTTGGTTATAAACCAACTGAGTACTGAAAAAAAGATACTAACAATTAAAGCTAATGCCTTTTCTTTTGTGAAAAGATTTATAATCATACTACGTTATCGCTGAAATGAGGAGTTTCTGGCTCATCATCTCCATTAATAATTATATCACAGTAGTTTGCAAGTTCAGAATCCCAAGATTTATCGGTGTTCTGCTTACGTATAAAGTACTGTGAATTCTTCATATACATATAATTAGTCTTTTCATATGTCTCTACATAATAAAATGTAGCACGTAGAATAGTATCCCAATCATACGTATAATTTTTAAAGAACCATTTGAAAGCATCTTCTATATTCTTTTTGTTTACTCTAGCAGCTTTACCGCTAGGAAGTTTACCTTTAGGAAATATAGAAATATACTTATCAATATTATCTGATGCATCATCTGGTAAAGCACTTACAACTTTAGAGTTAAATCTTACAATTTCTAAACCTTTAGAAGTTAATTTACCCTCTTCATCAATATACCCTTGTTGAGCAACAGTTCTCATTTCTAGAGGTACTTTAATATTTTGAGGTGCTGTACCGTTGTAAATGGACCACAATAAATAATAACTATTAGGGGACAAACCCTTAGTTATTAAGAAGTCAAATAGTTCTTTCATAACTTGTCTATAGACTCTAAAGATACAAATGATTTTGAATAATTTCTCTCTTGCATCTTAGACATTAAGTTACTCCATATAGGTAATACACTTTTGTCTTTGATTTCTAATGCAATACGAGTTTTCTTAGCACCATGCAACATAGTAGCATGATGTGTAACTTTCTCTTTATGCATGTCATTAAGAACTCTTACCATATGAGAATAACTTAAACCAAGTTCATTACCTATCAAGTAACAACATTGTCTTATGATAATAACTTGTTGTTTACGAACTTTCATGTTGTCAGTAAAAGGTTTATCATCAGGATAAAGTTCTTCAGCTAAGTTGACTACAACGTTGAAGTTATCTATGCCAGGTATAATTGCATGGCAATCACCTATGTATTTATCATACTTATTCAAATCTTGTTGGATACTACTAAAGAACTTAGAGATAACTAAATTCAGATCATAGTTTAGCTGGGCCAAATCTTGCCTGATATTGCTCCTCAGCTTCATAACGTCTTTCTCTGCCATATTTTACATAATCTATTGGTTCTAAATGATAAAACTTACCAGTGTTTGTACACTTGGCCATATCTTGTGCAATATACTTAGCTCTTTCAAGCTCAATACCATGTTCGGATAATGCATCAAATAGACACTTGTTCTTAATATTAGTTTCTTCTATTTCAAATTGCACCTCGCCAAAGTTTGGGTCAAGTACAATCTTAATCTTAATTCTACCAGGATATGGGTTCTCGTCCTTTCTCATGTAAGTAGTTGTTTATTTTATTCCACATGTTATTGCAGTCCCACTTACTTCCACTATATGCAGCACTAGCAGGATGAGATACCATAATCTTATGATTACTATCTGGTACCATATCAGCAAATTCTTGTGCTTTTTTACCTAAGAATACATATACTAAACCATCCTTGTGATGTGTTAGTATATCTAGGAGGTAAGCAACAAACGGCTGCCATAATTCTTGGTGTGTACCTGGTTTGCCAATAGTTGTGGTTAATGCTGAGTTTAACATAAGTATGCCTTGTTCTGCCCAAGGGGACAAATCAGGACTTCCTACATATTCCGCATCAACAGTATCTTTAATTGAACTATGCATATACTGTAATGACTTCTCAATCTTACCTGTATTGCTGCAACTAAACGCAATACCATCCGCAACACCTAATTGTGGATAGGGATCTTGTCCTATAATAACTACTCTAACATTATCTATAGGGCATTTTTCTAAAGCGGTAAATAAATTTTTAACAGGGGGAGTAAAGCGTTTATTTTGCTCAACTTCTTTCACTAATTTTTCTAAGATATCATCCATATCAGATGATAACAAAAAAGTGCGAAGCTTATTCCATCCTTTGTCCTTTACCTTGTCATAAAGTTTTTGGCTAATTTCTTGTATATTAATTTCTTGAGTCATAAGTTTGTATAAATTAAATCCTATGTCTGAGAAGAAAACACAAAAGGTAAAGATCATTGATAAAAATAAAATTATCAAAGCTGAAATACCGGGTATTTTCTATTATAGATTCAACAAAATGCTTGCTGAACACTTTGAGTACAAAGACCAGGAACATTTTAAACAGATAATGGCGGATTTAAAGGAAGGCAAGCAGGAAACCCCACTTGCCTACCATGTATATACCGTCATGGCATTTCAAGTTCTACTAGAAGATCTTGCTGAAGAGCAAGGTTTAATGGAAGAAATTGAAATAGATTTAGAAACTGGAGAGCGTATTAGTATAGAGAAAACCCCACCAACTCCCCAATCTCAATCGACGCCTGAATAGCCATAGATAATTCTTCTTTATCACATTCCGAAAATGACTTACAATTAGTGTCAGTGCAAAGTCCTGCACGTAACTTAACTTGTAATTTCATATCCTCAAATGAATCTCCAGTATAGTTAGCAAGTTCTCTAATGTGCTTATGTACTTTGCTTATTTGAGCATAGCTAGCATCTTCAGTTTGAACTTCATAGGTAATAATAACTCTTTCACCATCTTGCAATCCTTTAATAAATAAGCCTAGCTTAGCAGATCCCAAAGGATCTATCTCTAAGTTCTTATTTACTACTTTTGCGCGTATACTTACGGGTAGTTGGTTTGCCATCTTTCTTAGATTTATTAGTACTTCCTTTAGGTCTTCCCGGTCCACGCTTAGCAACCTCCTTCTTAGCATTAGCTAACTTAAGATTTCTATGTGAGCTGAACAACTCCATATAACTATCTGCTAAGTTCATGTATGATTTGTCTCCAGACTCTACTTCTTCCTTAAGATTTTTAATTTGCTTATCTCTTATAAGCAATCCTACACAGATACCGCCTACTAGGCCAGCGCCTGTTAATACACAAATATCAATTACTGTTACCATTTCTTTTTTCTTTTAAATATTTTTCTATTAATTCAATACTTTCTTGCATGTCCTCATAGTCCATATCGGTTATAAGGGCTGCAAATTTACTTAATCTATTAGACATTTCTACCATGTCTATTTGGTCAGGTATATCCCAGAATGATTTCAGTAATGGACCATGTTCTTTAATCACGATATCATTAAAGTTATTTAAAACATTCTTAGTTTTATGCCTATTAAACCATTTAATATGAGCAGTCTCATCTGCGGCAAATACCGCCATCTGTAGCCACACTACAAGATTAGCAATCTTGACTCTATCTAAATGTTCTTCTGTTAATTGCATAAATGTAATTTAGCTAGCCCATCTTCTACTGTAATGTACTCTATCTTGAGCCCTTGCCAATCATATAGAAATGATCCCATATCTGTACCGCTCATCTCTTCACCATGCCACTCTGCTTGCGCAGTAATGTATGGTCCACCACTAGGGTCAATCATAGAGAATTTATAGTTAGGCATCTCTGTCTCACCAGGCCACCCACCTACACGGTAGTGCTCAGTAAACCCACTCATCTCTATAACATTATCTTTTTTTTCAAAGGTGATAATATCACCATAACGATTTTTATATTGTGTTTTCATCTTAAAAAATATAACGTATTGTATTCCACGGTAAGATTATACCATGCAATGCTTTGAATTGATAAATATACTCAGACTTAAGTTTATGTTGGTAGCGAATATTTAATTCACCGTTACCTGATATCTTATTTTCTTGAATCTCAGGTCTCCACAACATGTCCTCGCCGGGTATATCATTAGCAAGATTGTAGTTATGCTTCTTCTCATTGTGAGTAAGGAATATAACCTCACACTTTACTTTATCCTTATTTGTAACATGCTCATCAACAAGCATAAACAAATCTCGGTAATCATCTAACCAAGTATCTGTTACAATTACAGGACTAAAGTTAATGTGAACCTCATAACCCTTATCTATAAACTTATCTATAGCCTGAATCCTTTCTATAATAGAACTGGTTTCGGGCTCTAGCACATCCGCATACTTCTGCGGCATAAGACTAAATCTAATTCTAATACCATGAAAAACATTAGGTAAATCATAGTTTACATACTTAGTAGCAAATGAGAATTTAAGATATGTTCTACCATATACAGTTTTAAAAATATGGTCTATGTCATAGTACTTAGCATGTAAAGCAAGATCTTCATTGCTACCTATATCATACGTTATATCATGATCATCAGTTTGGTTAGGCTTATTCTGTTTATACCAAGGCGAGTAAACTATGTCAGAGTAGTGTTCAGTTATAGCATGTAATACATCATCTACATTATCTGCCACCTGTAATCCCGTAGGACGGTGGCGTTTCATATAACAGTAACTACAGTTATAAAGACAACCGTGGCCAAAGCTAGGAGCAATGAAGTCCGTGCTTCGGCCAGATTCAGTAATCTTTAATTGCTTTCTAGTTACTTTCTTGATTAGGCTTTTTTCTTTCAAGCTCACGTATTTTACGGTTAACTAGATCAACACAATCATCTATACCCTTGTATGGGTTAAGATAAGGAACTGTTTTATTATTACGTAGATTATCCATCTGCGTTATTAGTTCCTTTAATGTATCTACCACGTTATGCATACCGCAGCCTCGTTAACAAGAAAGTATAAGCTACCATCAATGTCAATAATCTCAGAGTTAGCTAACGCGTTTCCTACATATACCAAATCTCCTGGTTGTACATTAGTACAATCAGATCCGGTAGCATGTACCTTAAGCTTAGTCCAGCTCTTCATCCACTCTTGTTCCATAGCAGCTTCAGATTCTGCTGTTAACAATACCTGAGACTCAGGTTTAATAGGCTTCTCAATGAGAATTCTTTTTCCGTGCAATTTCATAATTGGTTTTTTAGTTTAACAAATATACAACACATTCAGTTTAGTTCCTCATCCGTAGGATCAGTAGTTGTACCTATAGTAATAGGATCTACATATACGGTATCTCTTGGTATATAAACAGCTTTAAACATTTGGTAGTCCTCTCTCTCAAGAGGCTTGTCTTTCCAGACCATATACATTGCTATTGTACCTGCACAATCTAGCAATAATAAAAAGGCTATAGCCCATAGGATATACTTACTCATTCTCTTGTTCTAGTTCAGGACGGTTGACCTTAAGGCCCCACATCAGGTTATACATAGAAGCAGATCTCTGAGCATACTTAACAGCGAGCCTTCTATGCTTACGTAAGTAGGTTACCATCCACTCCGTCCACTTTTCTTCCTGCTCAGGAGTCATGGTCCATTGCTCATACCATTTGTCCTTACGGTCTTTAATGTCCTCATAGGATACATCATGACCAGCTATAATAAACATGGTGTTGATTATATCTTTCACCATTTCATCATCAGTTAGTCTTTTACTTTTCATAAATTAATTAGTATTACTTTATTATCTATGGTGATCATAGCTACTGGTATAAGGTCCTCGTCATCTGAATAACGTGATACCTTTTCACCTATTCTCATACGGCCAGGATCACTTGAATAAACAACTCTACATGTGTAACCATCAGCAGTATCTTGATCAGTAATCTTTACTACAATAGTATCTGGCTCATAGTAATCATCTATGTAGTAGTCTCCTGGTTTCATGGGTCTTCTATTTCACAGGTTAAATCTAGTTCACCAAATATACCAGCTATAACTTCCAGGTCTTTACGAGGACCATACTTTGCTACAGCTTTACCGTCATTGTGTACTTTCATAGTAATCTCTGCAGCCTTAGCACTAGAGATTTGACAGTATACAATAAGAGCCATAATAACTTTATCAAAGCTATTGTGGTCATCATTGAACAAGATGAGCTTGCTGTCCTCCATAAAGGACAGATCAAGCTTTACATCTTCAAGTTCAACAGTTTTAGTCTCGCCAGTTACACCAGTCATCATCATCTGCTTGTTCTTCTTTAAAACAATCACGGCATATATCTGCTTCTTCAAGCATTGCCTCAAAATGTTCATCGACATCGGACTCATCAGGTGTTGACTCATAAGCCATACCTCTAATAATATCTCTGTCGCAATTCTTACATAAATCACTTACTTGATTCCAAGGTGCATTAACATCTTGTTCTGCACCAGTGGGTAAATTACTGTTCATTTGCTTTAATCCATTTAATTTTTGTGTCATCATATTGCTCTAAAGCATTCTGAACCCATGTAGTATCCACTGTATTATCATAACACAATATGTGAATCACTGCTTTTTCATTAGGGTTTAATCTCAACATACGACCAAGTCTTTGAGCAGACTTGCGTTCATTACCATATGCATGCATAATGATACCCTGTTTAAGATTAGGTATGTTTACACCTTCATTAAGCTGCAATACACAACTTAACTTATCAATGTCACCAGTCTTAAACAACTCGAGATTAACTTCAGAACCTTTATTACCACTATGATAACTATACTTACACATTTTATCTGCTTGCTCTTGTGTATTAGCAAACAATATAACCTTATCAGTTATAGCATTGAACAATTTTAAAGCATAGCGCTCTTTGCTGGGGTAACCCATCATAGATTTCATACGCATTACTCTAAGTATTTGTTCTTCTTTAAAACCATTAGCATTCATTAGTTTCTCAGTCCAGTAGTTATAGTTCTTTAACTCTGAAGATGGAAAATAACCTTTTTTAGTTTTTTGCTTATAAGTTAAGCTTTTATCTAAATCTAATAAATGTATAATAATTTCATAGTCATTTAGAATACCATCTTCTACTGCTTCATCAGTGATGTAACGGTATTTAATAGGACAATACTTGGCGACCATTTGTCCTTTCTCAGACTTTGCAATACGCGGTGGTGTACCAGTAAGACCTACAATAGTACCCTTGTACTGAGATAGCCAAGGTTCATGTGATTCTAACAGGTTATGACACTCATCTAAGTACACGACATCATAATCTAAATCCTGTTTCCCTAAAGATAAATAAGTGGTAAACTTAATATGCTCTTTCAAATAAGACATATTAAACTTATCAGCCTCTTCAACCCAGGACTTAAATATAGACTTCTTAGGTGCTACAACTAACACTTTGAGTTCTTCATAGTAGTTAGTTGCAATATGCTGTAGACCTATGAGAGTTTTACCAACTCCCATAGATACAGCAATACCACATCTTTTATTAGCAATTAACGTATCTAACGCTTGCTTTTGAATTTCTTCTCTATTCATACTCTGCTATTCGATAAAAATAAGCTACATCTGCATAATATATATAGCAGAAGAATTTTGCATTTATACTCACAAATTTTATACTGCAGGTTACATCGTTACCATCTATAGCAGACCATTGCTTGCTAAATTTGTCAACATCTACGGGATCACCAGTAATACGAAATGTTTGTGGTGTTTCAGTGTATATGTTTAGAATATTATCTGTTATGATAATAGGTATATCTACACTAACAGACTCTGCCCAATTAAAAGCATCATCTTCAGTATGACTAAACCTTATTGCACGTGCACTGTGGCTATTATTTTGAGCTATTAAGCAAAATGATAAAAGTAAGAATAGTAAACTAAAAATTACTTTTTTAAAATTACACATACTTGATAGTTATAAACGTTGAATCATCTGCTTTATGCTTACTTTGGAAGTTTCTAAAGTCAATGTCAAAACCAAAGTTGGTATCAATGAAATCTTTAATTGCTTCTTCAGTCTCAATGAAATCTGTAGATAAAACTAAAGTATCACCTTCTTCTAAAGTAACTGTAAACTCATCTAACTCTGGTTCATCTAAATAAAACTCACCGTCATTAACACTACCTAAATAACCTGTAGTCATAAAATCTGTAGAGATACCATGTACTTGCTTAACATTTTTATTAGAATCTACGACAAAGAATACAGTATCACCTGATTTAGATATGTTATAGGTGTTATCACTAACTCTTTTAGCAATTAGTGTAGTTGCACCAGCTCTTTGATTATACACATGCAAAAGACATTCTTTTTCTTTAATAGCACGATGTAATTCTCTCATCAAATAAACATTTCTACCACTAAATGAACTTAAGTTATATGATATAAGATTATCAGCAGTTATCTCAGGGTTTTCATTTAGTAGTTCAATTGCTTTATGCAATCTAGTTTTGTAAGGTTCTAAACCTGCTAACTTAGATACAATAAATTTAGACATCTCTTCAGGTGATAGCAATGGTGAAGTCTCACCACCCATACCATCTGCTAAACAGTAGATACCATTTTGGCTATCTACATATACCGCATCTTGGTTGTTCTTAGTATAATCTTGTTTTACAGCTGTGCCGTAAAAAACATTGTCTTCAACTGCAATAAAAGGCTTATTATCTTGTCTTATTTCGTCTAATTCTATAGAATTTTTCATACTTATTTTATTTTTTCTTAATGTAAAAATGTTCGGGGTATTCAGGTCCTACATACATAAGTAGTAGTTCGCATATATAATGCAATCCTATTTTAGGATTTGTATACATACAACCACCAATGCTTTTAGGACTACCCTCTTTGGTAAATATATAGGACTCACCGTTAATAGGTATAGGAGATATCTCAAAGGTTAGTATATCACCATCCTTTACTTCTTCTTCCCATATCTTAAGTATACCATTGGTAAGTTCATGATGAACTACAAGTTCACCACTATCCCCACGCCATGTGGGTTCTATTAATCTGAGATTAACAAAATCAGGTATTTTTTCAAATTTAATTATCATGATTCCTCTCTTGATTTACTGAAGCCAAGTAACTTAGCTTCTTTAGGGTTAACTTCAATCCAGTTGTGACAAGTCCTACATACTGCAAGAAAATTGGTACTATCTAATAACCTTTCACCAATTCTTCCCACCATATGATGCACGTCTGTAGCATTAATCTGACAACCGGGCAACTTAGCTTTACACATGGGATTAGTTTTTAGATAGGTACCACGCAGAGTACTGTAAAGTACATCTAACTTTTCTTGTTTAGAAGAGCGAGGGGACAAAGGTTTCTTTGCCGTTGGTTTTTTAGTACTAGATAAACCCTTAAATTGTTTACTCCAGCAGGCTTTACAAAACCTTTGTTTACCCTCTTTCTTCCAAATAGGTTGGGTGGTTTCACACCCATCACACTTCTTCGCTTTGGCTTGCAACATTATCAGACTTCATAATGATAATAGAATTACTACCATAGGTAAGGGAAATATGACTACCCTCTCCTACTTGTGTTATAATATTATCTTGTTTAGTTAGTTGCTTAAGCATAATCTCCTCGGCTTCCGTCTCAGGAGTGAGAACAAGTCTTGTTGACCCGTTCATTATAAATGTTGTTTTCATAGATTAAATCTTGGCTTTTTCAAAGCAGCCTTTGACATCAGCGTATAGATCTTTATCCGCTTCTTCAATCATATCTACTATATCCTCAAGTTTCCTATTGATATTAGTAGCAAGTATGAAATGATCAGATTCCTGTATTTTTACGATATCCTCATCAGTAAGAGGTTGAGTAATACGGATTTGACCAAAGTCAAGAATGTTTAACACATCCTCTGTTGACTTATACTCAAATATATCCTCATAGGTATCTAACCATTTTCTATTGCTAAAGTAGATAAATAGAATCTCACGGTTATCTAAATCACTGAGTCTCATGCCGTTTATTTTAGTTGATAAAAATTATAAGGTAATACCTTTTCCTCTATCAATTTGTTAATTACTTCCTTCTTACTAACGCCTAGAGATTTAAATTCTAGATTGCTAATATACGTAGGGTCAATATCATTAACAAATTTTTCACTATATTCTTTAACAAAGCTACTATTCCAAAACAGGTGACCCAATAGGTCAGCAGTCCATTGATTAGTAAGCTGATGTTTCCAAATATTTAAAACGTTTTGCGCACGACTATGCACCTTTTGGATACGCTTTTTCTTATCCCAATGCATTTTCGTCAATTCTTCTTCGGAGTATACACTTAATCCGAACAACACACGCTTATACAGAAAATTCTGTTGTGCGTTAAACTCGTCTTTTTCATAGACCACCTGCTGTTTACGGCCAGGATTACCGTACAACTGGTAAGACTGCATCTTACCTTTGTAAACTACCTTTTGTGCAAAAGTGTACTTGTTATTCATAT